AGGCGATCAGCCAGCGCCATCAGATCACCTTGCGCAAGCTGCGGCTGCAGCTTAATCGCGTAGAGCCGCTTCGCACTCCAGTGCTGCAATGTGCCGCGTAGCGTTGCGCAGGATCAGATCCTGTTGCATCGTCAGCTGACAGAGGCGCAGGAGGGCATCCTGTGCCTGCTGCAAGTCGTATCCCTGAATGGCACGCCGCTGTCGTTCCAGCGTCAGCTGGTGATCTGGCCCCGGCTGGGGGATCATCCACTGCCCCCAGGCCATAGGCCACCGGGAAACTAGGGTCTGTGTAGGTTGCCCGCTGGTGGTTGATCAGCTGCGTGTGGAGCTGATTGACACGCCACAAGGGCTGATCTGGCGGGTGTGCGGTATGGGGTACTGCACGTATCACCAGCAGCGTTGGCAGGCTGAGGTGATGTACGAGTGCCTGCGCGTGGCCAAGGGGTTGCCACAGGCGGATGACGACTAGGCCGCCTCGGGTTCTGGGTCGTCCATTTCGCGAGACAACCAGAGCCGTGCCTGTTCCTCGGAATAGGAGAGGTAGGTGATGCCATTGGCGCAGGCCATCCACACGCGCACGCCGGTTTCCTGCCGGGTGACCAGCCACAGGCCGGGTTGGATGCGGCGGTTGATGTTCATGGCTCGGCGATGATGGCCCACCCGGTCTTGGGGCCTTCGACCATCCAGCGCGGACCCCAGTTCTTGCGGCTGTAGGCCAGGCCAGCGCCACGGTTGCCGGCATAGGTGCCAGAGGCCACGTTCATCTCGCCGAATGGGTCGTTGACGATGACGGCAGTGGGCGTGTAGCCGATCACGATCAGCCAGTGCCCGCCACCGCTTGGCTTGCTGGCCGGGCCATGGTGTAGGAACCCGCAGGGCACTGGCACGCCACGGTTGATCTGTTTCTCCAGATCACTCCAGTCGCAGTCCTGACGGAAGCGAGCCTTGATGCCGTAGCTCTGCAGCGCCTTCAGCTGGGCGTTGGCGTCGGTGGTGTCGCCGTATTGCAGCACCCGCTTGAGGTAGATGTCATCGGCATTGGCACCACTCAGCGCCTCGGGCCGCAGCGTGGCCACGAGCATGGCGCAGCTGCTGCTGAAACACATGCGGTTGGCTTGGCCCGGCATGGCCGAGTCCCGCTGGCTGTAGTACGGCACCTTCAGCGGGTTGCCGAAGCCGGCCTGCTGCAGTGACGGGCCGCAGAACAGCTCAATCTCAGCCTTGCGGCGACGCTCCAGACCGGGCAGCACGGCTTCGCCGGCATGAACCCAGCGGGGCAGTTCCTCGCGCACGACGGTGCAGGGATCCTGCCCGGCCAGCAGGCGTGAGCGCAGCGTGCTGGTTTCCAATGCCCCGAGCCCGAGGTTGTAGGCAAAGGACGTGAGCGCGGCGATCTGATTCGGCTTCCACTTGGCGGCCATCGGCAGCAGGCTCAGCACGCCCGGCCCGAACAGGTGCTCCACGTCGTTGGCCAGCAGTTCCTCAGCCATGGTCTGGCTGATCTTGTCGCTCATGCGCACCGGCGCATCGAGGTAGCGGGTGGTGCCGTAGCCGATGGTGGGGACCCCGGCCGCATCCTTGTAGGCCTCCAGCCGGCAGCCTTCGTGGGCCTTGATGATGGCCATCGCCGGTGCCAGCCACGGCGGCGGCAGCATCGCCTTCTGCGGCGGCGCAGCCCGGTACAGCTCCGCAAACTCCGCCAGCACCTCTTTGCTCAGCTGTTGCTGCAGCCAGTCCCAAGCGGCCAGCTGATGCGGTTCTGCCTTAAACCACTTGGCCGCATCACGGAGCTGGATCAAAGACGGCCCTCCAACTTGGCCAAGCGTTGCTCAATGGCATTAAGGCGCGGATATAGCTCTTGCCGGTCTTCTTTGATCTCACCGCGCAGCAGACTCACCTCACCGGCGATGTGTTCCACCGCTGCGGTCAGGCGGATCACAGCACGCGAGGCTTCATCGTCTCGCTTCATAAACGAGCCGATACCGCCGGCACCAATGGCCACCCCGGCTCCAACGATCGCAGCCCAGATCTCAACCACGATCAGCGCCGCTTGCCCCAACGCTTCTTGCCGCCCTGCTGCGCGTCGGCAATGCCCTGCAGTGCTGCCAGCACCAGCTGCACCCAACCGTTCGGCTTTATAGGCAGATAGCTCAGCAGCTCTGACCCGGCCAGCAGCGCAATGGCTAATCCGGCGATTTCCTCTGGCGTCATAGAGCGTAAGGCAACGGCCTAGGTTTCCTGCGGCTACCTAGAGCAGTTGCAGCCCGTTGGTGGCTAAAGCGAAAAGCGGGGCTAGCCGGGTTGAGCATGTGCCCGGTAAGCCCAAGCGCACACGGCAGGGGCAGGGCCAACACAGCAAACCCGCCCACGGCCGGAAGAAGACTCGCGGCCAAGGGCGGTGATTGGGCTGCTGATCGCACTGGTGCTGCTGACTGTGATCTGGGCAGCAGCGATGTGGGGGCTGCTGTGGCTGGCAGATCGGATGCGGAAATAGTTAGGCGACCCAAGGCAGGCCGGTGGCTTTAGTCGGGGCGTGCTGCTCATCCAGTTGCGCCTGCAGGGCAGCCTCGATCTCGGCGACTTTCTCGGCGCCAAACTTGTCCTTGACCCAGCCGACCACGATCTCGGCAGTCAGATCAGCAAAGGGGATCATCTCGCCCTCGGGGCGCTCTAGGCCGATGCTGCCGTAGGCACCAGCGGAATACGACTCGTCTTTGGCGTCCACGGTGTAGTGGGCGGTGAACACATAGCCGTCAGAGGTTTCACGCTCAAGGTTGGCGACGTTCCAAGTGAAAGTGGTGGCCATGATTGTTTCTAGATGTTGGCAGGTTAACGGGGATTACACGCTCTCAAGGGCTGCAACTTTGGCTTCAAGGGTTTCGATGCGCTCCATGGCTTCTTGAAGGGCCTTAATGGCCATCCACATCATTTGCTGATCTTTGACGCCAAGTTTTTCGGGCTGTGCTTCTTGAGCTGGTTCCAGCACGTTGCCGTTTTTATCCAAGACAGCTTCCTTAGCTTTCTTGGCGTGCTCAAAGACCGTGATCACTTCCGGGCAGCTTTCAGCGACTTGCTGGGCAATGACGCCCATGTTCAAGTCAGCGTCGTCAGGCTGATCTTTGTAGCGGAAGTTGACTATCTCCCAATCTTTCAAGCAATTCCAAGTGCCGGCAGCAGGGGCAATGTCTTTCTTAGCGTTGCGATCCGAAAGGTTTACGTTGTTAGCACTGTAGTTTGCTATTCCGCCATTAGAGCGGAGATCAATTCTTGTTGTAGTGACACCTTGGGCAAGTAAAAAGCTGTTAGTTGTATTATTTACATCTGTACCGTATTGGATATAAATGCCATAGGGAGATGCGTTTGAGTTTGCAAATGCGGCTGCGTAGTCGGCCCCGTTACCAGTGACTTGCAACAATACGTTGTTGCCTATTGTGGAAATATTACTCGTTTGATTGATCCACACTTGACCAGTGTTTCTAATCCTCATCCTCTCTGTCGGGCTGCTCGCTCCGTCGGCGGTGGTGCTGAAGACCAGCCTTGTTGGTAGGTCATTACTTGATACGCCACCATCTATCAATGCGCTGATATATGCACCATCAAGCCATTGAGCGCCGTCTGATCCACGCCAAACAAGCGTGCCTAGAAAATCGTCAGAAGCTACAGCCGTAAAACTTCCGTCTGTTGTTCCACGGGACCTTTGAAAGTCAAGGACAGGGCGAACAGAGCCGTTGGTTCCGGCGTATGAAGTAAGACTTGCTCCACCGTAATTGCCGCCTGTTGATACTGAAGCAATCTTTTGATCAATACGAGTATTGTTTGTTGCCGTACTCGTCCCCACCAGCAGGCGGCCGGAGCTGTCGATGCGGACTTTCTCCGTTGCTGTGCCAGCAGTTCCGGTTCCAAACGCAATCGCCCCAAATCCAGCATTGAACTCGACGTCGTTTGTGCCATTGGGGCGGTTGAAATCTCCGATGATCGTGGAACTAGCCTTGAACTGAAGGAAGTTTTGGTCGCCGGTTGAGTAGCTGTTGTTTGCGATGATCGCACAGTTGCTGGTGTTGCCGGCGGCAACATCTAGAGTTCCCCCAGGACTACTCGTCCCAACCCCCACGCGATTATTCGTTGCATCAACGTAGAAGGTGCCGCTGTCAATGTTGACATTGCCTGTTGTGGCGATGTTCTGCGAGCCAAAATCTGGGCTGATCTTTGTGCCAGCAATCGCTGCGTTGCTCGCAACCTTTGCATTGGTAACTGAACCATCGGTCGGTGTGCGCGTATCGCTAAGCCTGGCGTCGTTACCTTGGCAAAATGTGTTTGCACTTGTCCCAAACGATCCAGTCGTCAGCACACCGCCGGCTGTCGTAATGACAGGCAGGTTCGCTGTTGCCCCAATCGCGCCCGCATTCGTGATATTGCCATGAATATGTGTATTGCTGGCCTTGCTGGCCATATCCGTATCAATACTGTCCAGCGCAGTCCGCAGCCGCCCAACGTCATCACTCAGCTGGTTAGCGATATTCGGCTTCTGATACCCCTGGTTGGTGGTCGTGTCGTTAACAGGCACCGAACCGCTTTGCTGACTAGAACTAGGTTTCCGGCGCTCAGAAGATCAGCACATTGCGCCGGCGGTTGACGCGCAGTAGGGCTGCGTCCTGCCCGCTCAGTGCGTAGCTGGCCGCATCGCCGTTGAGCAACCGCCCCGCTGTTAAACCGGCGCTCTGGCCGCTCACGGCATAGCTGGCGGTGCTCCCCACCAGATAGCGCTCCGAATTAAACCCAGCGCTCTGGCCCGACAGCACAAACGCGCCGGGCTCCGCCAGCAGCGTGTAGCCCTCCAGCAGCTGGGCGTCCTGACCGGTGACGCTGAACGCCGCTGCATCTGCCGTCAGCAGGTGCGATTGCTGCAGCCCTGCCGCCTGACCGCTGACCGCAAACGCACCGGCACCAGCCGTGATCTGCCGTTCGTACAGCGACCCTGCGTCTTGACCGGCGAGGCTGTAGCTGGCGGCATCTGCCGTCAGCACCCGTGCCGCAACCGACGTGTAGACCAGGCCCGCCGTCTGACCGCTCAGCGTGAAGTCGCCGGGCGCAGCAGTGAGGTAGCGCTCGTTGTTGAAGCCGGCGCTCTGCCCCGAGAGCGTGTAGGTGGCGGCCTCGGCGGTGAGGTTGTAGCCGCGCAGGAACCCTGCGTCCTGGCCGCTAACGCTGTAGCTGCTGGCATTGGCGCTCAGCAGGTAGCCATACAACAGGCCGGCCGTTTGGCCACTGACGCTGAACGTTGCTGCTGCGCCGGTGAGCAGCAGACTGCGCAGCAGCACAGCATCCTGGCCGCTGGCACTGAACGCAGCCGCGTCAGCTATGAGCAGCCGTCCCGCCAGCAGATCGGCCGCTTGGCCGCTCAGGCTGTAAGTCGCCGCCGCGCCCGTAGCCAGCGCACCACGCTGCAGGCCGGCGTCTTGCCCGCTGACCGTGAACGCAGCCGCCCCAGCAGCCGTAACTGCGCCGCGCAGCAGTCCGGCGTCTTGGCCTGTCGCGCTGAAGCTGCCAGCACCGCAGGCGATGTAGCGCTCAGAGTTGAACCCAGCGCTCTGGCCGCTGAGGGTGAACGTGGCTGCCTCGCCGCTGAGCACGCGGCCCACCAGCAGATCCGCGTTCTGACCATTCAGCGCAAACGCACCAGCGTCAGCCAGAACTGCCCTGGCGTACACCAAGGCGGCGTTCTCGCCGATGTCACCCCAGGTGGTGCTGTCCCACCCGCCGGTGGCCCACGTCCGCAGACCCACCGTGAAGGTCCCGGTCTGTGCCGTCACCACATAGGTGGCGATCTGCTCGTAGTCGAAGAACGCCTCGGCGCCGCTGAGCGTGAACGCACCCGCTCCAGCTGTGATCGCGTAGGACCGCGCTGATCCGGCGTCCTGGCCGCTCAGCGAGAACGCTGCAGCATCTGCCGCAAAAGCCAGCGACCTGAGCAGTCCGGCGTCTTGACCGCTCAGCGTCAGGGATGCCGCCTCTCCTGCGAGCTGGTGCGTCCAGGCAAACGTTGCGTCCTGCCCCGAGAGCGTGAAGCTGCTGGCTTCGCCGCTCAGCA